GAGTTTCATTGGTTGGGTTCCTCTTCAACAAAATCGTTTATAGAACAAGGTCTTGCGTCTTTGGGTATTAAACTGACGTCGCCGCTGATGTTGCTGACGTCGCCTTTTATTTTATCATGCGCTCCGATAATTTTTTGACCGTTTATAAAATGGTACAGCTCTTTTTTTATGCGTTTTAAGGGTTTCATTTTAGCTTTTCCGAATTTGTAACTTGTTTAAGTAATGATTGACAGGATACCAGCAAAAAAGAACTTGTCAATCTTTTTTTATAAAAAAAACGATGGCGCTTATTATTGGGCTGTATAGTATTGTTTTTATGCTCGATAACAATACCGCCAGCATCACGACAACTTCTTTGCTGTATAAAAAAATATATAGCGAACTGGAAGAAAAATCAAAAACAGCCCTGCTCACTACCCGCGCCGCCGCATTATCTTTGATACAGGACACGCGCAATGAAAGCTGGAAGCATTACGTATTAAAAAATGCCGCCCATGATTGGCTCGAAAAAAACATTTATTCGCACTTCAAGAAAGAAGATACCGCAGCACCACGAAAAAAAACCAGCCGGCTTTCGCGCTGGAAATATTTTTGTTCTACCCATTTAACGTTTGTAAAAAAATATTGACGGGTGTACTGTATTTTTATTATATATCTATATGGAGAATAATTATGGACGAAAACACCGAAATTCAAACGGAAGAAACTTCCGTTGCTGAGCATACAGAGCAGCCAGTAGAAAAAAAAGAGTTTGACGCCGCCGAGGTTGTCGCTTTTCTGCTGCGGGCAAAAGCCAAGATTGATGAAACTCAATCGCTGAACGAAGAAATTGAACACCTCAAGGACGGCATTGCCGCGTCTAACAGACGCATTTCAGAACTCGAAAGCGAATTGGCTGATGTTTTTGATGAATTTCATGACAGCGAGCACTTTGCTTTCATAAGTGACATTATAGCAACGATTGACGAATCTATTACAAGCAAATTAGTTGCGAATCATAAATATTAAGAGCCGCGATTATGTCTGATGATGTCTTTGATTACGATAAGGGTTATATAAAGGCGCTGCTAAAGCAAAATCAAAAAAGTTTTGGCTGGCTTGCTGAAATGGCCGATACTAGTTATCAGTCTGCTATTCTTATTGATCGCCGAGGCATTCACCGCGTACAACAACGGTTGCCATATAAGCGTTTAATTCTAGTGCTTGACGAACTGCGCAAACGCTCTAATGATAGCTCTACACATGTAGAGAAAGATGCGGTTTTTAAGGCGCGACTTAAAAGAGAGCATCCTGAATTGTGGAATGAAGTCCAACTTGAAGGAGTTGCTTAAATGTCTACCACGCGCAGGCGTAACGTGACATCTGCCAATCAATGGACAGAAGATTTTTATGCGTCTGATACTGCCAATCTGTATGTGCAAGGCGACGCAAGTTTTTCTGGGACTATCAGCTTGCAAACGCGCTTGGCTCCTGACGATCCCTGGTCAACGGTTGAGGACTTTGTAGGATCGGCATCATTTAGCGTGCAGCGCACTATTTATGCCGGCAGCAGTACTTCCCGCATTTTTCGCCTTGGTTGCTCTGCATACACTTCAGGCGCTTGCTTGTGCGTTCTTTCGTAGCTTATCAATATTTTTATTGACAAGATTTTTTATAGGCGTATTATCTCCTCATTGGAGATATTTTTATGAACCAAACCATAATAAAAGACGAAGCCCACTGGCATGAGCTTCGGGCAAAGAACATAGGCGCATCTGAAGCCGCCGTGCTGTTTGACGTATCGCCCTATAAAACAAAGTTTACCCTGTGGTGCGAGAAGGCCGGCAAAATTAAAGCCGATACAAAAGACAACGCACGCATGTTAGCTGGACGTGTTTTTGAACAGGGTATCGCACGCGGCCTGAATCAGTCCTATGATGCAAAAATACATATACCGCAGCAGCAGGTGTATCTTAGTAACGGTAGTGGCCTTGGCGCTACGCCTGATGCATGGGTTACGCGCACGTTGACTTCCGGCAAAGAAATACAGTGCCCAGTCGATTTAAAGTTTATGTCCTATCAGAAATATAAAGAGGACGTGTTGCAAGATGACGGCACACATAAATGCCCGCTGCATTATGCTATCCAATTGCAGCAGCAAATGCTTTTATCCGGCGCGCACCTGTCCTATCTTGGTGTGTACGTTGAATCTAAGGGCTTCCTGCCGCTGATTGAGGTAAAAGAAAATGCTGGCTTTGGTAAAAAGCTGTTAGAGGCCAGCGCCGCGTTCTGGAAGTCTATCAAGGAAAACAAAGCGCCCCCTGTTGTTGGTGATGATCGAGCGGCACTTAGCGAGCTTTTGAAGATTCAGGGCAAAACAGATAAGGTTATTGAGCTTCATGACGTTGATGCCATAGGCTATGCCGATGAATATTTAGATCTTAAGGCCAAAATAAAGGCACTCAAAGATAAGCAGGAAACTGCTTTGGCGAAACTGTCCAAGATTATTCAGGACAGCGGAAGCGACGTTGCACTATTGCCGAATGCAACGATTAAGGTTGTTACCCGTAACATACCGCAACACATAGTGAAGGAACGTACCGATACGTTTATCTCTATATCCAAGGCAAAATAACTTAACCAGCAAAAGGAATATATCATGTCAAATCAAGCGCAGTTACTTTTAGCGAGGCACAAAGCCTTTCTATTCCAGCCACAAGTTATTGATGATTTAAAGGCCATTACCAAGGGTACGCAAGCTAGCGCCGAACAGTTTATGACCGGCGTTATTGCGGCAATCATTGATGCCCCCAAAATTCTAGAGCTATCGCCTGGCACTGTTTATAAGGCCGCAAAAAAGGTTGCATCCAGCGGCCTGTCCTTAAATCCCGCACACCAAGAGGCTAACTTTAGTCTGTACAAAGAAAAGCTCACCACGAACTTTTCCTATCAGGGCTTACTGAAAATGGTGCGCCGCAGCGGCATTGTTTCCAGCTTTGAAGCGCACGTTGTCTATGAAAATGATGATCTAGACATCGCTCTAGGTACGGAGGGGTACATTAAACATAGGCCGCAAATCCTGAAGGATCGCGGCAGACCGATTGCCGCTTATGCGGTTGCCGTGCTAAAAGATGGTGAAAAGCAAAAAGACTTCATGACATGGCAAGAGATTTTGCAGGTGCGTGAAATTGCGCCGGGTTATAAGTTTGCCAGCGATAAAAATCAAAGCATATGGGTAAAGCATCCCGCCGCAATGGCAAAGAAAACCGTGGCAAAGCGCCTCTGCTCATACCTGCCCAAGTCGCACGATCTTCAAGAAGCCCTTGGCAGTGAAGAAGATTATTCATTGGAAGATACAACAATCGAAACGCAGGCCATAGTACCTACACCAGCCGCGCCTGAGCCGTTACCTTCCGTTGTTAAAGCGCGCAGCAAAAAAGAGCCAAAGAAAGAAGCGCCAATTCAACAGCCACAGCCACAGACGGAGCCTGAATATGATTACAGCGATTCTCATATTAGTAACGATGCAGATATTGGCGATACTGATAGTGATATTTATGGCGATCAGATTCAGGGACGTTCTGAGGAACAAAAGCCAGCGGTAAAAACGCTTGATGATGAACTCGATGAACTTGATGGATTGACTGATTTTTAAATGATATTAAGAGACTACCAGAAAGAAGCCGTAATAGCGATACGCGACGCCTTTAGACGTGTGCGCCGTTGCGGCTTCGTTTTGCCCACATCCGGCGGCAAGACAGCGATCTTTTCGCATATAACCAGCAAACTTGATGAGGCGGGCAAGTCCTGCCTTATTTTGGTGCACCGGCAAGAATTGGTGCGGCAAACGTCGAATATGCTGGCGGATTTAGGCGTGCGGCATGATATAATAGCCCCCGTGCAACTGTGCTATCAGATCCGAGCAGAGCAGAATTACACGCATCAAAAGAATTTTTACGACACCACATCCAACATTAAGATTGCCAGCATCCAGACCTTAGCGCGCCGCAAGGTGATAGACTTTCATCCCGTCATCATTGTTGTTGATGAATGTCACCACGCGGTCAGCAAAACATGGGCGGAACTGCTAGACAGATTCCCGCGTTCTAAAATACTAGGGGTCACAGCAACACCAATACGGCTAGACGGCAAGGGGCTTGATAAACAATTTGATGAACTTGTTATCGGAAAAAATATCCGGTGGCTTGTTGAGAACGATTATATCGCTGAACCTATCGTGTACGCCAAAAAAATAGACCTAGAGGGCGTAAAAAAAAAGGGGTCAGACTTCGACGTTGATGATCTCGATAAAAAGATGAGCGACGGCAAAATTTACGGTGACGCCGTGAAGCATTACACCAAGCTCTGCCCTAACGCGCCGTTTATTGCTTTTTGTATCAATATTTCGCACGCCGTTATGTCTGCTAAGCAGTTTCAAGAGGCTGGTTATAAGGTGCATCATATCGACGGCAGTATGAAGCCGGCACAGCGCAACTTTCTGCTCGATTCGCTGGCGAAGGGTAAAATCCACGGCCTCACCTCTTGCGATATTATCAGCGAAGGAACAGACGTGCCGCTGGTTGCGTGCATTATCGGCCTGCGCCCCACCATGAGCCTGTCTATGTACTTGCAACAGATAGGACGAGGATTGCGCAAATACCCTGTTGGTACGGACATCATGAACGAGCCGCATATGCAGCAGTTTATTGCTAACGGGAAACACAATTGCATTATACTAGATCATGCCGGCAACGTTGAACGCCACGGACACCCGCTGGTTGACCGCCAATGGTCGCTGGCCGATGGCATTATGCGCCAGGGTGAAGGCAAGAAAAAGAAAAAAGCAGAAAAGCCTGTGCACTGGCAATGCGCCGTGCCTAGCTGTTTAACCATTAACCCTATAGAAAATAGAATATGCTCTAACCCTGCGTGCGGCGCTGAGCGCGGCAAGAAAGATATTAAAGTTGTAGATGGCGAGTTAGAGCGCGTTGACTTTGATCCGCGCCCACAATGGGCAGGCGGGCTTGACATCCGCATACATCCCATAAGGGAGATACTTCAAACAGCAAGAAGCATGAAAGATTTATACCATATCGCACGGGTACGCGGCTATAAAAAGGGCTGGGCATTTCACCAAGCAAAAATAAAAGGTTGGATAAACGATGGAAACGATGGACAAGAAAGCGAAACAGCACAGCCACGCAATATTGAAATCAAAAACGATGCTGGAATTACAGCGTCTATTCCCTACAGCGTTGATCGAGAACAGCCCAACTGGTAGCTTTTTTACCGAAAGCGGCGCTCCTATAAAGGTAGGCAACAAGGGCAAGGCCGATATAACTGCAATTATTTTAGGCCGCGGTGTCGAGATTGAAATTAAAGTGCAGGGTGATCGTCAGAGTCAAGATCAGAAGGATCGGCAGAAAAAGATTGAGCGTGCGGGGGGAGTGTATCTGTTGGTTCGTGATACGGTATCAACCCTACATCAGGGACTAGTTTCTTGGGGCTTCGACATTTCAGGGCGTTGACCTCGCGCCCGCCGGCAGTGCTGATTTTACCGGCATATTCCCAATCTTTGCTGCGGTTAAGAATCTGGAAGTAATCACCAAAGCAGCTTTCCGTTTCAAGAGCAGTACGCAGCTTTTTGTTGTTCTGTTCTATATAAAGGTCTTTTCTAATCTTGTGGATGCCAACCATGGACAGGGCGTGCACAATTCTTTGTTGGGGAATTGTCGCAATAAAACGTTCAGTACCAAACAAATCCCGGATAGCCTCGGACACAGGCACGTTGTAAACCGCAACGTCACCCTGCACTCGCAGCACAATAGACAGCAATCCTTGCAAAAGCGCCTCGTAGCTGGTCTGCATCCCCGTTTCCACGGCCAGCCGGTTAATATTAACCTCGGTTATCATTTTTTCCGCAACGGCCTTTACTAGGAACGTGTCGGTGTACGTCATGCTTGCCCCGGCCAGCAGCATCCCCACCTGATCTGAAAACCGCGCCGTTGTGCTTCCCTGCTGGATGGTCTGTTTCAGTGTGCGGAAATTGCGGATCAATTCCTTGTAGTGATCCAGCATATAAGCAGAGAGCACGGCGGGTAAATCTTCCGGTATATCCTTAAGCCGCGCCTCTAGGGCGTACCAGTCCGGCTGCGCCAGTCCTTCGCCTAGCTCTATAAGGCAGAAGCGCGATTTATCCGCGTCCTGCATATATCCACGCGAGATAGAGGACAGCAGAAATATACTATTTTGCGCATAATACGTTACTTGTCCATTCATGCCGCCGCGTGATTGCAACGTTGTTCCGTCCTCCTCACCAGCAGAATTAGAGCGGATATATTGCAGTATATTATTAAGCCGTGTGCTGGATGATTTTTGATCCGGCTCTGCTTCATCGAGCGTTACAGCGCGGCTGTTCATGCCTATGCTTTGGCGTATCCCGGCCTCTGTTGCGCCTTCCATGGCGATGCCGTATTTACCAAGCGCCGGCTTGATTAACAGCCGTAAGAGTGAGGTCTTACCCGCGCCGGCATTCTCTGAGTTTAACCATAGGTGAGGCCGCCACGGCAAAGCACCTGCCACATAGGCGCACATAATCCAGCCGCAAAGCATAACACCATGTGAAGGATAGCGCCACGAAAACGACATGCATAAATCCATCAGCAGTTGCTTATATTTCAGTGCCTTTTCGTTATCCCTAATCGGTACGGGCAGCCGCTCGCGGGTAGGGCTATAAATGCAGCGCGTATCATCCCACGGGAAAGCATACTCCATGCCGTTGTAATAAATCCTATCACCAAGATTCACTACTACACGCTCTCTGTCTTTCCACACGCCATTGCCACGCGCTTTGCCGGGGTCATACACGCCTTTTGCGCGAGATATGCACATGAGGTGATCAAACGCCATTGTATGGTTGAAGCTATCGTTAGACCGCGCTGGAAACTGCTGCATCCAGTAGTGCAGCGGCGCAAGGAAAAAATAGTCCTTCGCCGGTGTGCCGCCGGCAATTTTATAAATCTGGCTATCCTTTAAAAAATACAGCACGCCGTCATTGTGTCCTAATGGATAGAAAGGCGCGTCATTTTGAAACATTCCTTCCCGTGATGATGCTTCAACAGGCGGCTCTACGGCGGCGCGCTCATCGTGCTTTTTAATGACTTTCGTTCTGGCCGTCTCTAAATACGTTAGGCACGCTTGCGAATCCCATTTGTCTTTTAGAATCCGATCCGCGCAATCAATTTTCGACCCCAGAATATTGGGTTCAATATCGATTAAATCGACCTGTTTACCTAGACCTATCAGAGCCGTGGCGATTTTTTCCATGGCCTCGACGCCTGGCTTGTCTGCATCAGGCCATAGGATAACCCGGTCCCAATTGAGCAACGAAACTGCGCTCCAATCTGTTTTCATAGCGGACGCTGTGCCGCCTGCCCATGAGAGTATCGGAAAATCCCGCAAGGTTTTTGCGAGTGTCGCGGCGCACTTTTCGCCTTCGACGATAATGATGTAGCGCGCCTGCGCTTCTTCCCAGTGCGTTTCTTGGATCTTAATAGCGCGGGCAATGCCAAACGGTGGGCGCAATCCATCCGGCATTTTTGTAACAAATTTCTGCCCGTCATAGGATAGCGGCAAAAAGACTTTTTTGCTGGCCGTATCAAAGCGCCGCACGCTAAATTGCCATTCGTTGCGCTCATTGTAATAAGACCATGCCGCCGTTGGCTGATTGCCCCTATACCAGTAGTCCTGCCCTGTTGGCGGCGCATCTGGTATAGGCGCATTCATACGCGGCTCTTGCGTCTCGATGCTGTTCTTTTCTGTGCGCTTGTGACGCACAACGGCTAGGCTAGTAGATGACGGCATGCCGTTTATAATACCACTATTGCGCAACTTTTGTATAGCCGCCTCATAACTTATGCCATCCCTGAGCGCTACAAGGCTTGCTAATCCCTTGCCGCGCTCACCTGTTGCAAAGTCTCCCCATAGCCCTGATACTATGTTATATTTTAACGATAGTCCTTTCTCCCCATGTACTGAGCCTATGCAAAATTCTTTTGCTATGAGCACACCATTGGGGTATAGCGCCCTAAGCGCCTCTAAGTCGTTGTACTGCATGGGATTATTTCTTTTTTTTGGGGTTTTATTTTGTTAGCCCAGATCAGCAAGCCCCTTGATTGCCTCTAAAGCACGGGAAATTTTCTTTTCCTTGCGTATTTTTTTCTCCTCTGATTTTAAAATGCCCTTTATAAATGCCTTGTCGTCTCGATTAACAAACCTCGCAAAGCTGGCCAGCAGGTCTTTTCGCGCTTTTGTATCTTTCGGGTACGCAACATAAAGCATCAGCACAGAAAACATTACAGAGCGTTTCAGCGGGTATTTATTATGTATATACTGGTTCAGCATAGATTCAGAAATATCCAGATACGTTAAAAGGTTTGCTTTCGTGTCGTCATCATCGTTTATATCAGAGGCAATCAGGCCGCGTACCAGCGTGATAAAAAACTTGGTTTGTGGTTCAGAATAGCCGGGCGCTCTTGTGGCGCGTTTTTTATTAAACTCCTCTAGATTGCTGGTCGGTGCCGCTGGCGCGGGCGGTATGGTGAATGTGTCGTTGTCATCGTCTAATAGGATCGCGTTGGTCATTTAATTGGTTCCTTGTTATTTAATTTGTTTGTGGATATCAGTAGTTTATTATTAAATTGCGCCTATGGCGGTTAGCTCTCGCAATGCCTTTTCGGCATTTGCTAATATTTCCTTGTCTACTGGTATGTCGCGTGCGCCGCACTCCTCGCAATCGTAATGTGGCGAATCGTTGCACGCATCCTGGTACGCTCCTAAAACAGCCTCGAATGCGTCATAAATTTCTGATATGTTCATAAACTAAGCCGCCTTCAGTTGTTCGTTAATCGTGCTGTGCACTCTGTGCCAGGTCTTAAAGGCATTCCAGTCATTATTTGCAACGGCTTGCTGCATTAAATGATACGCTTCGTTGAGCCAGGAAATTCGCTTTTCAATTGGGATAAAATCGGTATTTTGGCTAGTTATAATGGTAATCATGGGGAAACTCCTTCCTATTGGTGTTGTAATTGTATAAAATAATATTGTCTAGGGATAATTATTCCACAGTCCTTTCTTTTCAGCGTTTCGTTATAGGCCGGTTCATTTTTCATGCCGCACCGCCTGCACACGATACTTGCGAACGCATCGGCATCAAAATCAGAATATGCCCCGGCTTGCCGGCTACATAATCTTGAGCTGCTGTTATATCAGCGTCTTTTGACGCCATGACGCACGCACTGCGATCGCTTCCAAAAACAGCTATAGGCGTGCATAGCGCGCTTTTTTTCGTCAGCGCGGCGCCGTTAATAACAGCAAGTGCACTTGCGGTGCGCTTTAAATACTCAACGTTAAACGTTGCCCGCACGTGTTCCGCCGTTTGATCGGTAATATTGGGAATCGACCGCGTAATATCGGGGTATGTGCCGTTTATCGGTGCATACGTTGCGCCGTCAACAGCCTCTAGCCCATTGTCCTCGACGCGCCAAAAGTTGCCGCCCTGTTTCAGCATAGCCTTAACGGCAGGCGCGGGGAAGATAAAGGACGCATCCGCGCCGGGGGCGCTGGCCTCTGCCTCTTGCAGCGTCAATTCGTACCGCACAGAATGCAAGGCATGTCCGTTTGTTGCTGTAATCGTCACCATGCGCCGCGCGTGCTCATACTGGTAGAATACGCCGCACAGGTAATAGCGCACCTCTTCGGCGCTCATGCAGGGGGCGATAAATGCTAATTCTTTAAATTTAATCATTGTTTTAATCCTTTTTATCTGTTAATGTTTGACGCGGGGGGCAAGAGCGGCGTGCAAATGCCCGTCAAGGCCTCTTGCACGCGCCCGGCTGTTTTGCTGAAATCTTGCAACATCATAAAGCTAAACGTTTCAAACATTTTTTTAGCCAAGCGGCGCACTGTTGCCGTGTGTGCTGGCGCGGCATAAAAAGCTGTTTTAAAAAATTCGTGGGCTTGTTCCGCGTTTTCCACGGAAAAATTCCCGCGTATTGCCACACTTTAACAGGCATTGAAAACTGCACATCTCTGTATGCACCCGCAAAATCACGACTGAAAAACCAGAAACCTTTTTGCCGCTCCATTTTATCCGTTTCGCTAATCAATTTTTTATCTATGCCGGGATTAAGGCCACCGCCAAAGCTTGCTTTGCCGTTTTCCGTTAAATGCATATACCCGCGTTCACCACACTGGATAGTGTCGCCCCAATCGTAACCAAAAATCATTCTATTCCCTTGGCTATCGTACACCACGTCTCCTACTAAAGGCGCTGTTAATGCTTGTCGTTTTGCATAACGCTCGACAAAGATAGCCCCGTCTTTTTCGTCTAATGCTTCAGGCCTTGGCTTGCCGCCAAATCGCCACGCGATGTATGGTATTGTGTTCTCTCTGTAAACCACGTCTTTCGCTAAGGTTTCCATTAATTTAACTCCTTTGTTAAGTGGTTGATTTTAATTTATTACTTTAATGCCGACGCTTTCAAGGCGTTCTTTAAAGTGATATAAGCGTTATATGCCAGTAATTAGGCGCTGTCAATATTTTTTTTATGGCAGAGTAATTATTTTTTATTGCGAGTAATAATAACTGAAAATCAACGCATTAGCAGCAAGGAAGGGTTTTATTTTTTTTTGGCTATGGTGGTAGCTGCCGCGCTATTATAGTGAATCCAGAGTAAAAAAAATCGGCCTTGGCGTGCGTGTTTATCTCCGCATTATGCCCTCGCTTGTTATCTCTGCGCTTATTCCTGGCGCGCTTAATCACAGTGTTTAATATTTTATGCCAGTCGTTATATATGATAAGATATAATGGCGCATTTAATCACTGGCTTTTTTGTTTTTAGCGGCAAAAAAAATCGTTGCTTAGCCGTGATTAATAACATTTTAGAATACTCACTTTTTTTATTTTTTCAAGTGTGTGAGTATCAATTTCCGGAAGACTGGCTCAAACAGCCATATACAGCATTTATCTCAAAAAAATAAACCGTTTTTTTAAAAAAACACACGTGGGGGGGTATAGGGGTATAAACAATTATAGAATAATATGTTTATATTAAAATTGTATATAGTTGCTCCCAAATCCGCCGTTTGTTTTTTAGGTCATAAATTACTGTCAATTTATATTAAATCCAATATATCCTAGTCTTTATATATATATAATTACTTAATAAGTATGTATGTATATATGTGTTTGTTATTTTTTTTAGTAATTGTAAGTAGTAACTAAAATACCTAAAGATACAAATTAGATATAATGCTATTGTATCGAAAAAGTCTCATTTCTGCCACACCAAAAACACTAAATGTCACACCGCTTTAGTGATTGTGTGACATTATTGCGTGTAAAACAATTATGAATATCCGCTAAATTTCTAGTGCGGCACATACCCCCTGATTGATTGCATTATATTGATTTATCGAAACGAATTTATACAATCACTGAGAATTGCCAAAAACGATAGAGCTATTCGCCTAATGCGCGAATTTATATATTGCAATTTATTAATCCGATACATGCAAATAAACGGCTTATTTAGGAATATTGCATTTGTATATAAACGGTATCGAAACGAATTTTTTACGACGTTTTTTAGTCTTTATAATAATATAATGACTGGCGAAACGATAAAACACAGTAATTATACAATGTTAATCACTTATCGCTACTTATGGTTGTGACTAGTGATTATATGTATAACTGATAAAGACAAGTATAATATATATGACAATTATATAATCACTAACGCATTGCATACAATCACTAGCCAAAAGAATCATTATCGGCATTAATCCTGCAATATCAATGGCTTACTAGGCTGCGCGCCCGTTCCTGCCCAGCTCACGCGCCGCCGCCGCCAATTCGCCCCCTCCCCCGCCGGTTGAATAAGGAATCCCTTTCGCGGCCAGCCACACCAACCCAAAAACCCCCCAAAAATAATTGTGACACCCATCACATAAATTGCGGGAATGACCACCGTCAAAATGTAACAAAAATCACTAAAAAAAATATATAAATATTTTAGCCAGCTTGGGCGCTTGGGGTGTGCGCTGGCTTTGCGCGTCATTAGGAGCCTATGGTCAGGAAAGCGTGGCAGCCGGAGAGACGGCATCCGTACATTGGAGAAAGAAAAGCCCCGCATGGCGTGCGAGGACCATGCGGGGAAGCAAAAGGTAGTCTCAACAGGAGGATTTGTCACATGCCGCCCCTACAGAGAGTACAAAAACATATTTACAATTTAATTTTTTGCTGTCAATAGTAAAGTATATTGTCAAGCAAGGAATATAATATATGATACTGAGTTCAATGATCGGCAAAAAAGTAATCGTACGCACTTATACTGCGGGTGTGTGGTTCGGCACACTGAGTGAGAAAGACGGCGCTGAGGTTATTTTAACTAATGCGCGGCGCATGTGGTATTGGCACGCGGCTGAGAGCATTAGCCTTAGTGGCTGCGCGTTATACGGGATTAAGCAAGATAAATCGAAGATTGTCGCGCCCGTATCGTCAGTGTGGATAGAGGCAATTGAGATTATTCCAACAACGGAAGTTGCCACTGCCAGCATCGAGAGTGCGCCGCCCGTGGAGCAAGAATAAATGACACGATTATATAATAAAGAGATAGAATCAGGCTGGGGTTGCGGCGGAAAATTTATTTTTGAATGCTTAGAGGACGGCGAGCTAATGGGTATTGGCTTAGGGCTGGGCGTGGGATGCGGGCTTGGCGACTCACAGGGCAGAGGAACAGGATGGCCCAGCTTAAATGCGGGAGCTACTGCAGAGCAAACATTGGGCGTTGAGGTGTGCGGTCAAGATGCAGGGCATGGTTATGATGCCGGCTACGAAAACGGCGGCGATATACACCCATACCATGAAAGTAATTTTGACGCTCGGATCCCCAAGCCACCTAAATAATCTTTATTGCTGCAACGTAATTTTATTTGTATACATATAGTATGGCCGAGACATTTGAGGAGATCACCGTTTTCACTGCCGCGCATACAGACGGTGTGCCTAGTGATGCGCGCATGAGCGTTGCGGATTACATTAAACAGATGGCGCGGGGTGACAGGGCAAGAAGCATTGCCCATGCGTTGGTCAACAGTGCGGAAATGGGGAGTCTTGATGCTGCCAAGGTTGTGTTGTCTTACCTAGACGGAACGCCGAACAAAGCCAAGGTAACGAAGGATAATGAGGATCGGGACATTGATGAAATTATTGAGTTGGCCAAGGCCTATAAAATGTCTGAGGACGCACTTAAGGATTTGGAGAATCTTGCTTCGTGAGTAACGTCGTACCCACAAGGATAAACGAGTGAGTAAGCAGCTTAACCTCGTGCTGGAAGGAATGATGGCGGCGAACCTGCCGTTTTTTTGTGAGAGTAATTTACAGATTCGGGCAAAAAGCGGGCGAACGGTTCCATTTAAGATGAATACGGTGCAAAAGAAGCTGCATCGGATTCTAGAAACGCGCCTCAAAGAGCGCGGCAATTTGCGGGTTATTATTTTAAAAGGCCGGCAGATGGGCATTAGTACGTACATTGCGGCGCGGTATTATCACCGGGTGACGTATAGTAAGGGGTTTAAGTGTCTCGTGATGGCGCACGAACAAAAGGCGTCGAAGAATCTGTTTGGCATGGTGCGAACGTTTTATGATAATGATAAACGGCTGGTGACAGCCAACACGGACTCATCGGTTGAATTGGTCTTTGAGAACGGCGGCGGCTACATGGTGGCAACAGCGGGCAGCCGAGAAACGGGGCGCGGGCAGACGATACAGCTTGTGCATGGGAGTGAGGCGGCGTTCTGGGAAAATGCCGACGGTCACGTTGCGGGGGCGCTTCAGGCGCTCAGCCGGGAGGACGGCACGGAGGCTATATTAGAGAGTACAGCCAACGGGGTTGGGTATTATTATGAAACGTGGAACGAAGCCCTGACCGGCAAAGGAGATTTTTTGCCAGTATTTCTGCCGTGGTATTGGCATGAAGAATATCAGGACGTAATACGCGATAAAGAGTTTACCCTGTCCGAAGAGGAACAGGAGTACCGTCGGCTCTACGGCCTGAGTTTGGAGCAGATGGCCTGGGCGCGGGCAAAGCGAAGTGAATTAGGCGAGTGGCGCTTTAAGCAGGAATACCCGGCAACAGCGATTGAGGCGTTCCAGACCAGCGGCGAGAATAGTATTTTCAAAATTGAAGCCGTAGTTGCTGCGCGCCGGCGCAAAATTGAACACAATTATGCCAGCGTCACCGTTGCGGGTCTCGATATTGGCCGCGATAAGGACAGAACGGTTATTATGGTGCGGCGAGGCCGCGAGATTGTTGATTATGAAATACTGGAGCAGGGCGAAGATCTGATGGCCTCAGTGGGCCTGGCCGTAAGGATGATACGGAAGCACGGCTTGAAGTTTCTCTTTATTGATGCGGTGGGCATGGGCATTGGGGTTGCGGATCGCCTTGCAGAAATGGGCTACGGCAGCACGGTCATAAAAGTGAATGGCGGCGAAACGAAATCCTTAGAGGAGCCAGATAAATACGCCAATAAACGCGCCGAAATGTATGGCCGCGTTAAAGAATGGCTGCCGGATGCAAGCATACCGGATTTGGACGGGTTGCAGTTTGATTTTGCCCGCGTGCGCGGGTCTTACGATTCGAACGGAAGGTTAAAACTGGAAACCAAAACCAAGCCCAGCCCCGATTTGTCGGATGCGCTCGCGCTCACCCATGCGTTCTATTTTTCAGATGACATAAATGGCAGCGGGTCGCCCGCATCGGCTAACAATATGTCCTTTGAAATTCCAGCCTTTGTTGATACAGGGTATAACCAACGAAACTACGCCGCCCCCTATTAAGGAATAAAAAATGGGTTCTATATCAAATTTTTCATATGCGGACGCGCTGGACGTCGAACCAATAGAGTCCATGGACGAAGCCCCGCGCCAAAAGCGCGATTACGAATTTATTGACGAACGCATGAATTCACCAAGGGCGATTCTTGGCTTTTACCGAGACAATCCGCAAGGCGGCGGCCTTGTCAAAGATCTTAGCGCCGAGGTTCAGGGCCGCATTGAAATGCTGATTGAGCAGGGATATGAGGCTGATAAATCAGGACACGATCAAATTTGTAAACACTACGACGATATTTTGTCGTTGGCTCGTCAAGATATTGCCCCTAAGAAAGAAGGCGGCATTCATAATATTAAATACCCGTTGCTGTTTGAAACCAGCGTTACCTTTGCGGCCTCTACCCTGCCGCTGGTTTTGCCGCCTGACAGCCCCGCTGTTGTGGATTTGCCGCCAGGACTAGACCAGCAGCTTGTAAATGCTGCTGATAGGGTTCAATCGTATATTAACCATACATGCAGCAAAAAAATCACAGATTGGGAGGAGCAGCTAGATAAAATTCTTCATGCCCTGCCGGTATTTGGCTGCATGTTTCGCCGGATATTTCAAAATGGCAATCGTATTCAGTCGGAAATTTACTACCCAAACGAGGTTATTGTTGACGTTGGCTATCGAGGCGCGATCGAAAAAGCGCCGCGCCTGTCGTTTAATTTTGAGCTATATCCTTATGAAATCAACTCAATGATTGCCAAAGGAACTTACGCTGCTTTTAGCATTATTAATGGAGACGAAGAAGAAAAACAGGGGCCAATTGAATTTTTGGGTCAGTACCTTTGGCTAGATATGGATGGCGACGGCATCGACGAGCCTTATGTTGCTGTCTATTACAAAGAGGGAAAAAAGCTCGTATCGCTTGTTCCCGATTACACGGAAACAGATATTTACGACGACTGCATCAAAAGAATGGAAAGTTTCGTTAAATACTCGTTTTTTAAACACTTTGAAGGTAAATTCTATGAATTAGGAATGGGCACTGGTTTGATGTCTATTTCTAACGCTATTAGCACCGGCATTAACGAGCTTTTGGACAGCGCACACTACGCTAACATACAAGGCGGCTTCATTGGCGGGGGAAGGCTGGGCGGCGGACAGATTAAACAGAAAAACGGCTATTGGAATTACATTAACGATGTAAACGGCGATTTGAAAAACAATCTTATGCCGTACCCATCAAAAGAACCGAGCCAGACACTATTTGCCATGGTGCAGCTTCTTATGCAGCAGAGCGCAGGCATAGCGGGCCTTGCAAAGCTAGGTTTAGACACCCTTCCTGATAATGCCGGCGAAATGGTTGGCCTTGGCCTTATGGAAGAAAAGCAACGTCCCTACACGGGCGTTTTTGGCCGAATTACTAAGGCGCTGAGCAAAGAAATGCAGATTATCTACCGCCTGATTAAAGAATACCCAGACCAGCAAGAATACACCAAATTTAACAGCAGAGAAGTACCCTTGGTGCAGGACTTTACCACGTTCTCACCTGAAGTCATTATAGCGAAGGCCAGCCCTGAAAGCATCTCGAACGTTAAAAAAGCCAAAGAAATAATGATTTTGCAGGGAATGTTGCAAGATCCCGGCATTGTGCCGGCAGAGGCTAGAAAGCGCATATTTCAAGCCGCCGACATGAAAAATTACGAATCGCTCATAGTGCAGCCGCAACAGCCCACGCCTGAAGATCAGATTGTTCAGAAAGCCGGCATTGATAAGCTCTTGCTGGAAAACGAGCAGCTTAAAGCAAAAATCGAGAAACTACAGGCAGATTCGCTGCGTTCTCAGGCTATGGTTATTAAAACTGAGGCCGATGCAAACAAAACAGAGGCCGAAACCAAACAGATAGCGTCAGGCGAAAACACAGGAGAAAACAATGCGAATAACTGAACGGCCTATGAACGAAGCGGAATTTCAAAGCTGGCTAGGCAGCGCACAAACCAAAGGATTTATGCAGGTTCTTAAGGTTTACGCACAACAATCGCTGTATAATCTATACCAAGTACACGATGAAGCTAAAATAAATCGTACAATTGGCCATTCTTTAGGCATTGACACTATATCAAAATTAAATTACGAAACTTACAAAAGTTTAGTCGAAGCATCAGTAAAAGGAGAATAAGTTGGGAAAAAACAAATTCAGCATCATGGGCTGGCGGGTTTTAATTAAGCCCGAAGAAGTTCCCGAAAAAACAAAAGGCGGCATTATTCTTACCGCTCAAATCAAAGAAAATCAAGAAAGAGCCTGCATCAACGGCGAAATTGTCGCCATGGGGCCTTCAGCTTACACCTTCAAAGAAGATTTTGGCGATATTATCCCAAAAGTTGGCGATACCATTCTCATCACAAAATACGCGGGCAACAACATCATTATTGATGGACAGCGTTATGTTCTGATTGAGGACAAATCAACGCTAATGATTGTGCATGATAAAAACGCCGTAAGCATGGAGAAATAATATGTTAGACACACAAGAGCCATTACTTGGTAACGATGAACCCTTAACAAGCGAGATAGATAATGACATCGACACGCAAGACGATTCGCAGCCGGCTGAGCGCACTGCGCCAGAAGATGATTACTGGGCTAAAGAGGCTTATAAACAAGGCTGGCGTCCTGATAAGTATAGTCCTGAAGATCCCCGGTATAAAGACCCTAAGACTTTTGTTATTCAGGGCGAGCGCATCCGGGAAAGAGAACTCGAACGTCTAGAACGAATTGAAAAACAATTAGAATTACAGCGGCAAGAGCGCGAAAAAGAAAAAAAGGCATCCATTCAGCGTGATATTGAACAATATAACAACATCCGCCTTCAGGCCGTAGCAGAAGGTGACACGGAAAAATTTAAAGTCGTCGAAAATAAAATACGGGAACTCAGTCAACAAGCCGCCCCTACCCCGCAGCCGCAGCAAAATACACCGCAAGAACTGCCCGAAGTTTCCGAATTTAAGCAGCGCAACGCTTGGTATGGGCAGGATAAACAAAAAACTGTTTATGCCCGCTCCGTTGTGGCGCGCATAGAAATGGAACTACAGGAAGGCTTGCGCGGCCCTATGAGCAACGCAGAAATTCTAGCCATTGCCGAAAGCGAAACATTATCGAGGTTTAAAATGCAGCCACAATCGTTTACCCCGCCTGTTAACCGGCAAACGCCAACAACCAATCAGCGGACTAAAAAAACGTATAATGACTTGAACCACGTGCAAAAAACCGTTCTGGACAGAATGTTGCGAAGCCCGCGCACCGCGCCCAAAGACGATGCGGCGCGTAAACAGATGATTGCCAAGTATGTAAGTGAAGTTTTTGGAGAATAATATGTCGATTGAACAAAAAATTGAAGAAACCGAAGAATTTAGTATTGACATCCCTGCTGCACCTGTTAAGGAAAGCATAAGTGTTCGTCGTTCCACTGGTAGAGTAAGCGCCAAAAATGAGCGTCAAGGGCATATAGCACAGTCATTAAAAGAAACAAAAGACCCAGCAGATTTAGATAATATCCAACGAATCAGAAAATTACGCGAAAAAGGTTCGTTCCGGTCAGATGAGCCAATAAAGAAGCTCCCGATGCCAGAACGCCCCGGCTATCGTCGTTATTGGGCAAATGACAAGCCCGGCAGAATCAAGCAGCTTTTAGATAGAGGCTGGGATTTTGTTACCGAGGCAGATGCGCTCACGCCTGATTCAGGTGGAAGAATTTCAGCTATAGTCAATTCCAACGCAGAATTACCGTCTAAGGCATATCTCATGGAAATTCCAATTGAATTTTGGCGTGAAGATATGGATACGCGGCATTCACGCATTGATTCTTTGGAAAAGGCTATAACAGAAGGCGAATACATCCTTGATAAGGATAGAGGAAACCAGAAATCAGCAGATTTCTACAAACCGAACATACGATGAAGGTAAGGATAAAAAATGGCAAACATTGACGCCCCATTCGGCTTGCGCCCCCTTAAATACCGGAGCGGTGCGCCTTACTCTGGCGGCTTTAATCGCTATGCAGTAGCATCAAACAACGTGGCTCTTTACATTAATGACCCACTGGTTCTTACGGGTGAAGCGGATGTAAACGGCGTTCCTATTGTAACAAGAGCAACTGCCGGAACCGGAAACCCGATTGTAGGCACGCTGGTTGGCTTTGAGCGCAACAACAACAACCTAGACAAACTTTATCTGTTGGCAAACCAGGGCGGTTACGTTCATGTTGCCGATGATCCAGGTTTGGTTTTTGAAATTCAAGCAGACGGCGCATTAACTAGCGCGTCGGTTGGTTTAAATGCTGTGTTGATTTACACCAATGCCGGCAGCAACTTTACCGGCGAGAGTGGCGCAGAGCTAGATACGGGCACAACTACTGCCCCAGCAACAACGGCTGCTTTCCAGCTAAAGATTCTACGGTTTAAACAAATTGTGGATAGCGAAGTTGGCACAAACGCTGTTTTAGAAGTATTAATTAACAACCACCAGCTAAACAACGGCACAGCGGGCATTTAAGGCTTAAGAGGAAACAATGGCAGCAACAATTACCACATCAACGGTAGCCAAGGCACTAGTACCCGGCGCAATTAAAGACTGGTTTGGCGTAGGCTATGACGAATATCCTACTATTTATACCCAGTATATGGACATGGAAACCTCAGACCGCGAGTTTGAAGAATTTGTCCAGTTAACGGGCTTCGGGCTTGTGCCGCAAAAACCGCAAGGCGCACCCATGGCAACGGATACCATCCGCCAAGGGTACATTAACCGGTTCACCCACATTGGTTATGGTTTGGGTTTCATTATTACTCACGAAGCCATTGCGGATAACAAATACGCCCAAGTTGCCGAAGCGCGCACTATTGCTTTGGGTACTGCCTTCCGTCAAACTAAAGAAACAGTTTGCGCAAACCTGTTGAACCGCGCCTTTAACAGCAGCTTTACTTTTGGCGATGGCGTTGAATTAATTTCTAATGCGCATCCAACCATTTCTGGGAACCAAAGCAATGAGTTTACCAGCGCAGACTTTAGCGAGGCGGCCATAGAAGATATTTCTATCGGTGTGCGCCGCTTCAGGGATGACCGCCGAAACGTTCTTCGCGCCAATATTGACATATGGATTCTGCCGCCTGAATTAGAATTTGACGCAATGCGCGTTTTAGATAGCGAAATGCAATCAGGAACCGCTAACAACGACATTAACGCTTATAAAAAATCTAACAATGGAAAAAAATTTATTATCAATCCATTTCTTGAGGCGACAGACGCTTACTTTGCAAAAACATCCATTCGAAACGGTTATGTTCTTGTAGAGCGCGAAGATCTACCCATCGCTCAAGATAATACGATTAACAGCATGAACCTGAGTTATTATAAGTATCAACGTTATTCTGTTGGCTCCGTTGAATGGCGCGGCGCAACAGGCAGCACTGGTACTGGCGCTTAATACTAATTTTCCCAATGCCGAAAGGCGGGAATGGCAACCTGTGGAGTAAATTATGCCAATTTCAAATTACCCTAATGGTTTTAACCAAGGGCTTCTTATTCGTAATATGCCGCTGGCTATCGCGCATCCGGGCAAGGTTTTTTGGGTTAATAGCTCAGCTTCCTACACCGGTAGAGAAGGCACATTTGAGCGTCCATTTACTACTGTGGCGGCAGCATTAGCTAAATGCCAAGCCGGGCGCGGTGACATCATTATGGTTTCGCCTGGGCACACAGAAACCATCAGCACGGCAACATCTTTAGTGCTCAACGTTACTGGCGTTGCTATTATCGGCCTTGGAACCGGCAGCTTGCGGCCTACATTCAACATTAGCGCAACAGGCGCATTTATAGATATTACCGCCGCCAACACCACGTTGGTTAACGTGCTTATCACTGGCGGCATTGATGCTATTGTGCGCGCTGTGCTTGTAAGGGCTGCGGATGTTACTTTGCAGGCAATCGAATACCGCGACGTAACGGGTCAAGTAACAGACGCCATTCTTACCACGGCGGCTGCTGACCGTTTGCGCATTCTTGACCACACCCACAATGGCGACACGGCAGCGGGAACAAACGCAGCGATTGCTATTGTTGGCGGCAGCAACATTGAAATTACAATTGACCGCATGGATGGAAACTTTGCGGTAGGCGGCATTGATATTCGCACAACGGCAACGACCAATCTTTTAGTGCGCGACGTGCGTTATTTTCGGACTAGAAATGCGGCAGATATATTCATTGTTGATACCATTACCGGCTCTACTGGCCAAGTGGGTCCAAACATTTACCTGCGTTTGCAAGACAACGCGGCAAACATTACAGAGGCATGTACTGGCGCAACGTTTGTATATCACCAGCCAATCAGCATTGTAAATGCTGCTGGCGAAGTGGGCATGAATACAAACATTACCGCAAGTACCGATGCTTAATAGGAGCTAAAAATGCCCGATACAATTAAAAGAGGCTTTAACCGGTTTCCTGATGGTCTATCAAATCAGCCGGTTGAATCTGTATTTGCACTTCTTGATGCCCCACTGCTTACCAATTGGGCTGTATTTCAAGAAGATTTTGTTAGGCCTTGGGATGTAAGCGCCGGCGGTGAATTTACGCATACGCAAACCAATGGCGCACTTACAAACGGGGGATCCACTGGCATATTGGTTCAAACGCTTGGCGGCGCAGATAATGACACATCTCAGTTCCAAGCATCCTTATCAGGGTTTAATTTAACTGTTGGTAAAAAATTTGCATTTGAAGCGCGTTGCCGTATTGGCTTGGGCGCGTCAGGCGTTCTTGGCGAAGAAGAATTATTTATTGGCCTTGCTACTATTCAGACCGGCACTAACTTCATGGCGGCGGACGGCTTGAGTCGTGCTTTTGACGCGGGCATTGGTTTTATTTCGTTTGATGGATCCAGCAGCATTAATGCTTTGCAAGGCGTTGGTGATGTTTTTAGCACAGAGCTTAATGCGTTTACTTATGCCGGCGCTGTTTGGTATAAATTCGGCATATACTATGATGGTACAACCGCAACGTATTATGTAAATAACAACAAGGTTGCCTCTATAAGCACGAACATACCAACCAGCATAATTTCGCCATGCCTGTATATTAAAGCCGGCGAAGCAAGGGCAAAAACGCTAGAAACAGATTATATTATTGCAGCAGTGGAGCGTTAATGTGCCTAATATTCTTAACCAATATGTTGCAAACGACGGCGTAAGAAGCGCCATTATTCGCTTGCATATAGTTGGGGACGGATCCGGCGATTACACCAACCAACTCATAGCCGCTAAAGGAAACTTTCAGGGTGATTTCGATGAGTTTAAAATCAAGTGCATAAATAGCAATATATCTGGATTTGAAGCAAGCCTTTTATGGCAAGGCTCGCCGAACGTTCATGCAGCTACAATACCAGACGGTGACAGCACTTTAAAATTATACAATGCGCCGATTAGAAACAATGCACCAAGCAAAACCGACTCTTTGTTATTATCAACAAACAATTTGAATAACGGCAGCGAAGGTATTATTATAATTCATCTTCAAAAGGTAAAACTGCCAAATGTCAATGCGAGACCGTAAAACATACGCAAAACTAGGCGACTGGAATGTTTATGATGAGCGCAGCGGCTATAAATATAAAGCCTCTGAGATGGCAAAAGATTGGAATAACGCCGTAGTACACAAGTCGTCTTTAGATGGGCTGCACCCCCTTAGAAAAGAATGGCCTATGCCTGAGCCAAAAATTCCTTCTTTTATGCGCCCTGGGCCTAACTACAGAGAGCTTTCCGTTGGTGAAATTACGCCAGAGGATTTATAAATGGCTCTTTCAGGATCTATAGATTTTAATGCTACCCGCAACGAGGTTGTTACCAAGGCGCTAGAGGAAGTTCAACTTGCTGGCCTAGGGCTAACACCAAGCACAAACGTATTTAACGGCGCGGTATGGCGATTAAATGCCATGATAAAATCTTTACAATCTGAGGGCGCTTATTTGTGGAAACAAGAAGAAGCTACTCTATTTGTTCAAAAAAATCAGACCACCTATAACATAGGCCTTACTGGCGATCATTGTGCGAAAACTTATTACTCTACAAAAACCAGCGCGGCAGCATCTTCTGGCGCAACGGCAATTGTTGTAACAAGCGCCACAAATCTAGCTAATGGCCAAAACATTGGTGTTTATTTATCTGATGGCAGCAGGCAATGGACAACAATAAGTTCCATTGCAGGCACAACCGTTAATTTGGGCGCAGCATTGACCGCAGACGTATCGTCAGGCGCAACGGTGTATGCCTATGCAACAAAAGTGCGGAGACCGCTTAAAATAACAGAAGCATGGTATAGAGACGCATCCGATTACGACACCCCCTTAAACATTATGACGCGCAATACATACAATCGCATGGGAGACAAGGAGACGTCATCTGGGCCTGTTAATTCTATATATTATAACCCCAAAAGAATCAATTTAGGAGAGTTAAAACTTTATCCAAAGCCAAGCGATTCTCTTGACAGAGTATATATTGACATGTATGAGGTTTTTGACGACCTAGACAATGCTGGCGATGATTTTGATTTCCCGCAGGAATGGGTGTTAATGCTGACGTATAATCTTGCAGAATTGTTAATACCAATGGCGGGCTTTACAGCGGCAGATGAGCTAAAAGTAAAATTTATTATAAACAAGGCAAAAGAATTGAAATCGAACCTTAAAGCATTTGATAGAGAAGCGGGGGTCCAATTTGATTTGGATGTAGGATAATGCCGCAAGTTTCCCTGCCCCTTACGGGCGGAAAATCAAAAGCTGGTTTTTTCGTTGCAAAAAAAATAGTTAACTTTTATCCAGAGCCAATGCAAAGCCCTGATGGCAGGGGGCCAGCAGAATTAAAACCTACGCCGGGGAACACGGTTTTTAGCACGCCAGGCGGCGCTATAAGAGGCGGGTATGGTCACGAAGTACACGGCCTGTATGTTGTGTCAGGCACAACGCTTTATTATATTAACAGCAGCGGTGCAGCAACCTCGCGTGGTACAATAGGCGGCACTGGTCAATGCATGTTAGAATGCAACGGGGCAGAAATTTTTATATTGGCAGACAGCGCGGGGTACATTTTTAACACAAATACAAATACATTGACTGCGATTACTAACCCCAATTACCAGCAAGCCAATAGCGTTACATACAATGATGGTTATTTTTTTCTAACCGCTGGGCGATCTCGTTTTATTAGCAATCAATTTGACGGTTTAAATTATTCTTCTTTAGCGTCCGGTATATCTACTTCAATTATTGATACAGTCAAAGGTGCAAAACAATATAGAGATGATATATACGTTTTTGGCGGCGTAAAAACAGAGGTGTTAACTAACACTGGGCAGGGTGATTTTCCTTATGCTTTAATTAACGGCGGCGTGATAAATAAAGGCTGTTTCTCGCGGTTTACCATTCAAGAAATGTCGGACTGCATTATCTGGCTTGGAAACGATTTTATTTTTTACAAATCAGCTAATTATAGCCCAGAACCAGTTAGTGAGCCGTGGTTGGCACAAGAAATTAAGGCTCTTTCTAATCCAGCAAACGTTGCTTCATCTACATTTTTTCTGGATGGCCAAGAAATTTACGTGGTGAGCTTTTACACCGATAATAAAACGTACATTTACTCAAAAATGACTGGCGCTTGGGTTGAGGCAACCAGCGGCGTTTCTGGCGCATCCGCTTGGAATGGCACGGTGACGCTGGCAGCTTACGGCAAGCAATATTCTTTTTGTATTGGCGGCACAAAAGTTTTTGAGCTTTCATCTTCTTCTTATGCGGACGACTCCAATGAAATAGTAAGAATATTGCAAACAGCGCCTATATTTGTTGATGATGGCATTATAACCCACGATAGAGTAGAATTAATCTTAAAATCTGGGATTGGAACGTCCTCTGGCTCTGATACGGATCCATTGGTTTCTTTGTCTTTTTCAGACGACGGCGGCGCAACATTTATTGATGCCGGCAATAGGAGCGCCGGCTTGATTGGCAGCAACGAAACGCGCGTAGTTTGGGACGGATTGGGTATGTCCTCGGCTAAAGGCAGGGTTTATAAATTTACTTTTAGTGCTAAGGTTCAGTGGAGCATTGCCGGACTAGAAATAGGCGGCGGAAGGCGGAAATCATGACCGTTGTAACTAAATTACCTGCCCCGTCGCAAATATTTGTTGATACGCTCGGACGCCTTACGGTTGATGCTCGAAAGTTTTTGTCCGAGCTTTACAATAAGGCGGGCGGCAGCAGCCCCACAAGCGCATTTAAAGTCCCCGTTGGCGGTGTTTTTATGTGGGCCGGCTTAACAGCGCCCAGCGGGTTTTTATTGTGTAATGGTGCAGCAGTTAGCCGGGCAACATATGCAGATCTTTTTGCCGCCATAGGAACGGATTATGGCATTGGCGATGGAAGCACTACTTTTAATTTGCCTGACCTTCGCAACAGAGTTGCCCTAGGTGCAAGCACTACTTATTCAAGAGGCGTTGCGTATGGGTCCGAAACAGGAACAATAGCGCAAACAAATCTTCCAAACGTTAACTTTACTGTTACAGAAACGCCACACACGCACATTATTAACGTGACGGATGCAGGCCACACGCACACGTTTACTGGTACGGCACACAACCACACGATTACTGATGCAGGCCACACGCACACGTTTACTGGTACGGCACACAACCACACCAGCCCTGCGCACGGCCACACCAGCCCTGCACACAACCACACCAGCCCTGCGCACGGCCACACCAGCCCTGCGCACAACCACACCAGCCCTGCGCACAGCCACAACGCAGCAGCAGGCAGCTTTGTTCAAAGCGCCGCAGGAACGGAATACGTTAACACTGCGGGCAACAAGGGAACATTAAGCGCGGCGACGGCGACTGCTGCTGTAACTATTAACACAACTGCCGTAACTATTAACACAACCGCCGCAACTATTGATAACGCTGCTGCAACAGGTACAAACGCAAACAACACTACTGGCATTACAGTAAATAACCAAACTGCAACAGGCACAAACGCCAGTAGCACTGCCGGTATTACCGCCGCCGCCACTTCGGTATCTACGGGCATTACCGTAGCCAGCGGTGGTAGCGCCACTCCGGTAAGTCTTTTACAGCCTAGCCTAGCTATCAACTACATTATCAGAGCATTATGACAGAAACTATTAATGAATTTTTAACGACAGAACACAGATTGTGGATTGCCGCTTCGATTAACTCTGGTGGCGTTTATTCTATAGATGAAGTTTTTGATTTTATAGAAGCCGGCAAATTAGACTTGTATCAAGATGAAAGGTGCGCTATTGTTTATGGCAAAGAAACCCATTATTTAGGCGACGTTTTGGTTATAATGTTTGCCGGTGGGGATGTAAAAGCCCTAGTCGAAGCAGAAAAAAAACTAGAAAAACTAGCCAAGGATATGGGATTTTATGCAATTATGCTTCACGGTAGGCCGGGATGGTCAAAACAGCTTAAGGACTATAAAGTTCACGCTATTATCATGCAGAAAGTTCTGTAATGGGTAAGGCGATTAAAAGCATTGGGAATGCAATTAAGCCAATTGCTCAGGTGGCCGCGCCAGTAGTGGGTTTTGCGTTAGGTGGGCCAGCCGGGGCGGCTGCTGCAAGTGCCGGCACAAATTTTCTTTTAGGCAGCGGTAAACCTCTAGAACGATTAGGCTCATCTGTGGCTTCCGGCGCGGCATCTTTTGGCTTGGGAAGTTTAGCTAGTGGCCTAGGGGCAACGGGCGGACAAGGGGTTGGGAGTCTATTATCTAGTTTAGGCTTGGGTGGTTCGGCTAGTGGCGCAAGGAGAGCAGCGAGAACCTCAGCGGCAGAGCGCGTCGGCGCGGCAACCGCAGGAACAACAACAGCAGGCGTCGTCTCAGCAACAACCGGAACCGTTACCTCCGCCTTCGCGGCGGCCTTGCGACCCTTCGTCGCAGGAGCAGGCGTCTCAACAGGGGCAGGGGCAGCAACTTCGGTCTTCTTGGTCGTCTTCTTATCGGCAGGCATCGTATTTGCATTAACAGTTGACTTTGAGGCAGGCATTTCTAACGCGTTATACTTCGTATAGTTGTGACCTGTTTAAATCACAATCGACCTCGGCGATTTAGATTTTTGTTACACGCGGTGCAACGCACTCATTATAATAAAACAAATATCATATGGATTTTGATAATCATGTAACATGACAATTAAACAACGACCAAGCATATATGCAAGTTCGTGGTGCGATGCACCTGCAAGATATTCGCCGCTAATTCTCTTGAATGATGGAATATAATAATATCGTCTTGATCCTTTTTTATGTTGATGTGCCCATGAAATAATGTCAAGTTGAATCATTGTAAGAAGAATAAATACTTGAATACGATTTAGACTTAAAAAATGATTAGGATTAACTTCATCGAACCCATTTTCTTCAAGTATTTGACAAATTGCAATCCATGTATTTTCTAGCATTTGCTGAAATGAAAGTTTACGATCTGTATTATGCATTATAGGAAGTTTACGTCTGCTACGCATCATCATAAGTTTGCGTAGTCTTTGGCGTGTATCAAACGATAACTTTTCACGAGTGTATGGATTTGTTGGAGAAAGTTTAGACATACCATTCTCACCAAGTGTTCGAATATCAAACCAATACACTTTATCTCCTTCTTTGAAGGAAAAGTAATCTAAAGGATGTACA